GAGGTCTCAGGACCTCCTTTTTTTGTATAATAGTCTCATACGAAAGAAAACCAATGCCAGTTCGCCACGAAATCAAATCTCAACTTGCCAAACTGCTTGCCACTGAGGACCTCGTGGTGGAGCATAAGAAGGTTTCTACTGCCTGCTTTAATGTTCATACTCGTGTGTTGACTCTTCCCCTGTGGGAGAAGGCAAGCGGCACCGTATACGACCTTCTGGTGGGGCACGAGGTGGGTCACGCACTGTTTACTCCTGATGAGGATTGGACGGAAACTGTAAAGGTTCCTCAGCAGTTTGTGAATGTGGTAGAGGATGCTCGCATTGAGAAACTGATGAAGCGCAAGTATATGGGACTTGCTAAGACTTTCTTTAATGGATATAAGGAACTGAATGATGATGATTTCTTCCAGATTTCTGATGAAGATGTTGCTTCATTCAATCTTGCTGACCGAGTAAATCTTTATTTTAAAATTGGCAACTTTCTGAATCTGGATTTTAAACCAGAAGAGAAAGAGATTATTGATTTGATTGGTGCTACGGAATCTTTTGCTGATGTTCTGATTGCTGCTGAAGAACTTTACAAGTATTGTAAGAAAGAAAAGGAGCAAGAACAAAAAGTTGCTGACCTTGATGCTCATCAGATGAGTGGTGATTCTCAGCCTTCCTCTGGTGAATCTGTGGAAACTAATAATTCTTCTTCTGAGCAAGATGGAGATTCTGATGATTCTCAACCCAAAGACAATATGGGAGAGGATGGTTCTGGTGGAACTGCTCAGGGTGACCAAACTCCACTCAGTTCTTCTGCTGGTGATGATAATGAACCTGAAGTTCGCACTGCTGACTCTCTAGAGGAAAAACTTAAGAATCTTGTAGGTAATGATTCATATGAGAATACTTATGTGGAAATTCCTAAATTGAATCTTGACACTGTTATTGGTAAGAATTTTGATATTCATAAAGAGATTGATAACTCTTTTAATCACCAACAAAATATCCATAATGCTTGGGCAAAAGATAAAGAAATTACTTCAACAAATCTTTATGATACTACTGACCTTGAGTTTAAGAAGTTTAAAACTTCCGCGCAGAAGGAAGTGAACTATCTTGTTAAAGAGTTTGAGTGTCGTAAAGCAGCAGACCAGTATGCTCGTGCTTCAACTGCCCGCACAGGTGTTCTTAATACTGCTCGTCTTCATACTTACAAATACAACGAAGATTTGTTTAAGAAGGTTTCTGTGATTCCTGATGGTAAGAATCACGGTCTGGTATTTGTGCTTGACTGGAGTGGTTCTATGTCTGATGTGATGCTTGATACGTGTAAGCAACTCTTCAATCTGATTTGGTTCTGTAAGAAGGTTTCCATTCCTTTTGAAGTATATGCTTTCACAAATGAATGGCGACGAGGTGAGTATGATTATGAGAATGATAAGTATCTTTCTGCTGACCGCACTCCGCATTATGAGAAGAAAGAGAGTCTGTTGATTATTGATGAAACTTTCTCTATGATGAATATTCTTACCAGCAAAGTATCTGGTAAAGAACTGGAGCATCAACTTCTTAACATCTGGCGTCTTGCTTATTGCTTTGGAAGGACTTATCATTCCCCTTATACACACCCTGCTCGGATGTGTTTATCTGGAACTCCTTTGAATGAAGCAATGATTTCTCTTCATCAAATTCTTCCTAAGTTTCAAAAAGAGAACAAACTTCAGAAGGTTCAATGTATTGTTTTGACTGATGGTGAGGCAAATCAACTCACTTATCATAAGGAGTTTAAGACTATGTGGGATAAAGAACCGCGACTTGGTAGTTCTTATGTTTATCCAAATTCTACATTTCTTCGTGACCGCAAACTCGGAACAACTTATAAATTTGATGATGGATATCATTCCTTTACAAATACTATGATTAGGAATTTGCGAGATAAATTCCCTTCTATCAATTTTATTGGTATCAGGGTTCTTGAGAATCGTAGTGCCCAACAATTTATTAGACTCTATCACTCCATTGGAGATAAGCAGTTTGATAAAATTCAGAATGATTGGAAAAAACTGAAGAGTTTTACTATTACAAGTTCTGGATATCACGCATATTTTGGAATGTCATCTTCTGCACTTTCTCAGGATACTGAGTTTGAGGTTGCTGAGGATGCTACCAAATCTCAAATCAAATCTGCGTTTGTTAAATCCCTCAAAACCAAGAAACTAAATAAGAAAGTTCTTGGTGAATTCATTTCCTTAGTTGTATGAAAACTAAATTTCCACTAGAACATATACTAAAATACGACACTAAAGAAGTCTGGATTAAATGCGATAGCAGCATTACTGCTATGGGAATACCAGCACTTGTGGAAAAATATTATCCAGGTTATACTGGACGCATTGCCAGTTCCGACTACCTTGAGAAACTCAAGAACCAGTTGGCGAACTGACCACTGGGGGTCCCTGAGACCCCCATTTTGCTTTATAATGACTAGGTTGAAACAAAACACAAATGACTCTCTCTTCTGACTACATCCGCTCTGCCCTTCAAGCACTTTATGGTAATAACATTGCCTCCAGTGATATCCGTGCTTGGTGCGTTATGAATGATGAAAATTATCAGACTGTTGTTAAAAAACTTGCCAGTTATAAGACTACTCGTGGTCGCTGGAATCTTGAAGTGACTCAGGACCGTGTAGAAGAAATTGAGCGTTCTTATCAAGCTCCTGCTGCCCTTCCTGCTGTGGAACAAAATCTTATTCCAGAAAAAGATGATACCTTCGTTAAGTTTGGTAACTTTGCTGATGTCAAAAAGATTATTCAGTCTCGTCTTTTTTATCCCACTTTCATTACGGGTCTTTCTGGTAACGGTAAAACTTTCTCTGTGGAGCAAGCTTGTGCTCAACTTAAGCGTGAATTGATTCGTGTAAACATTACTATTGAAACTGATGAAGATGATCTTATCGGGGGTTTCCGCCTTGTTGATGGGAATACTGCTTGGCACAACGGTCCCGTCATTGAGGCACTGGAGCGAGGAGCAATCTTGCTTCTTGACGAAATCGACCTCGCTAGCAACAAGATTCTGTGTCTCCAATCCATCCTTGAAGGCAAAGGTGTCTTCCTGAAAAAGATTGGTCGTTGGGTGAAACCTGCTGCTGGATTCAATGTGATTGCTACTGCGAACACCAAGGGCAAGGGTTCTGACGACGGTAGGTTCATCGGCACCAATGTGCTCAATGAGGCATTCCTGGAGCGTTTCCCTGTAACCTTTGAGCAGTCCTATCCCGCACCTGCAACTGAGCAGAAGATTCTGGAAGGTATTGCTCTGGACCTTGGTGTGGAGGACCGTGACTTCTGTAAGCGGTTGGTTGACTGGGCAGATATTATCCGCAAAACCTTCTACGATGGTGGTATTGAGGAAATCATCAGCACCCGCCGTTTGGTTCACGTTGTCCGTGCCTTCAGCATCTTTGGTGATAAGGCAAAGGCAATTCAAGTTTGTGTGAATCGCTTCGACGATGAAACCAAGCAAGCATTCCTTGAACTTTATGATAAGGTGGATGCTGATTTCCAGATGCCTTCGCAACCTGAACTGACTGTAGAATATATTGACGAACAAGGGGTAAACTGATAGAATATGGGGAGATAAAATTATCTCCTCTTTTTATTATGGATGAGCGTCCCTTTGGAACCGAATATGTGTTCTCAATTAATTCTAATGATATGATTGAAATTGAAAAAAAACCTGTAAGTATGACCGATAAGAAAAATCACCTTTGGAAATATAACGAAGATAAAATCCTTAAGGACATTGAGGATTATGTAACCAGCACCTATCACGGTCATTATTGTGGAGATGAGGCTGGTTATGATGACATTCAAACAATTGACCTTATGGCAGCAAAGAAACTGGCAGCAGGTTTCTGTCAGGCAAACATCCTAAAATATGGTTCTCGTTATGGTGATAAAGATGGGCGTAACAAGCGTGATTTGATGAAAGTCATTCATTATGCTATGCTTTTACTTCACTTTGATGGGCATTATACCCGCAAAGATAACGGTCTTACCGAATTCCGTTGATTATGAAACTTAAAGAAAAAACTATGAAACTGTCTGATAAAACTCTGACCCTGCTGAAGAATTTTTCTTCTATCAATCAGTCTATCCTTTTTAAGGAGGGTAACAATCTTCGCACTATTTCTGTGATGAAAAACATTCTCGCAGAAGCAACCATTGATGAAGAACTTCCTAAGGACTTTGGAATTTATGACCTAAACCAATTTCTGAATGGATTGAATCTTCACCAGAGTGCGGAACTCGATTTTCAGAATGATGGTTATGTTGTAATTAAAGAAGGTAAGTCTCGTTCCAAGTATTTCTTTGCTGACCCTAATGTAATTATTACTCCACCCGATAAATCAATCAGTCTTCCCAGTGAAGATGTTTGTTTCATTCTCGATACCAAAGAACTTGATAAACTGCTGAAAGCAGCATCTGTTTATCAACTTCCTGACCTGTCTGTGGTTGGTGAGGCAGGTGTAGTAAAACTGGTTGTTCGTGATAAGAAGAACGATACCTCCAATGATTTCTCTGTGATTGTCGGGGAGACTGATGAAGAGTTTTCTTTCAACTTTAAGGTAGAAAACATCAAGATTCTTCCTGGCAATTATGAAGTTGTTATCTCTTCCAAACTTCTTTCTCGTTTCAAAAATACATCTTACGATCTAGTTTACTACATCGCCCTAGAACCCGATAGCACATTTGGATAATGAAGCATATTCTCTTTACACTTAAAAAATGTTCTTCTGATCTTTTAGATGATGAGAACTATGTTAGAGATGTTGTCTACCATACATCCACAAAATGCAATTCAACTCTACTTGCATTAAACTCTCACAAATTTGACCCTCAAGGTGTAACTTGCGTTGCTATGCTTGCTGAAAGTCACATTAGTATTCATACTTGGCCCGAGATGGGAATGGCAGTGTGTGATATTTTTACTTGTGGAGATCATTCAGATCCTCAACTCGGAGTTGAATATATGAAAACTCAATTTGGTTCGGAGGAAATTATTTGTAGTGAATTTGTGAGACCACTTGAATGAAAGACTGGGAAACTCTTTTCAACAATCTTTCAGATTCCGAAAAGGATAAACTAGCAATTCTTCGAGTGATGGAGTGTTCTAATGGATGTATTCAATATGCATTCCGTGACTCCGAATCACACGCTCTTTCTCTTGAAGAAACTAGAAAGGCAATGAAGTTTAGTATGTCTTGTATGAAAACAATGTCTATTCCATTTAAGGATAAGACTATTACTTTTGAACCAGAGACTGAAGAACTTTTTCGTCAAGTGAGAGAACTTTACATTAGTGGAGTCAAATTTAATAATTCTGAAGATTATCAAGAGTTTATCCGTGCTTCTGGTGCCACTGCTCGTGCTTGTGGTGAGGAAAGAATTGTAAAGGCAAAAAATATTCTTGAAGAAAACATTGACGATATTCCCTCCCATACACTAGAATGGGGGGTGAGATACCTTCTCAAATTTTTAAAATGAACATCTTTGTGACTTCTTCTGACCCTTGGGAATCTGCCAGGGTTCTTCCTGATAAACATATTGTTAAAATGCCCCTTGAAACTTGTCAAATGCTTTCTATTGTTGCTTCTGACAAGTGGGGACACGGTTTCGGCACTCTTCCCAAAGCAGACGGTACTCCCTATGCGACTGAGAAGGGTGCTTTTCGCAATCATCCCTGTACCAAGTGGGCATCAGAGTTTGTGATGAACTGGCAGTGGCTCATCGCTCACGGATTCGCCCTCTGTGAGGAGTATGCGGCACGCTACGGCAAGGTTCATACCTGCTTCCACACGCTCCTAGCAGCACGGGAAATCTTCCCTACAGGCGATTCTGGAAGGTCCTCTAGCAACGACCCAACCCCCTTTGTGAGGGCAATGCCAGATGAGTACAAATTGGACACAAGCATTTCTACATTTGACGCATATAAAATGTATATTGCTTCTAAACCTTGGGTATGTGATAATTATATTCGTCTTCCCCACCGTAAACCTGACTGGATTTGATTATGAGTGAAGTTAATTTTAAAAAGCATAGAGTATTTCGGGAGACTAATTCTGTTATTTTTTATGACATCTCTGTAGAAGATTCTAATGCTTCTGATTTAGTTGTTCATACTGGACCTGCTATTTCTCCTCCTGATGATATTGTTGGAGCAAAACAATTTTATATTCACTATCATCAGATAGACCATAATCGTGTTTTATCTGGTCTTCGTACATTTGAATTAGTGAATCCAGAATGGAAATATCCTTATCATATTGTGCATCTTAATCGCAGTTCTGGTGCTCTTGTAATTCCTGTTGGAACTTATCATCGTAGCATCTCAGGAGAAGATGGTTCTATCGTCATCAATCAAGCAATTCGTGATGATGATTTTAGTTCAGAGACGGAGTTTATTCCCGTTTCTTCTGGACAAAATGCAGAGTTGTATCGTATACTGGCTTACGAAAAACCAGTGATTCACACTATCGGGGAATAATTTATTATGCGGGATGAATTCCTGTGGGTTGAAAAATATCGCCCAAAGACAATTGAAGAATGTATTCTACCAGAGGCAACAAAAAAGACTTTTAAAGAATTTCTAGATAAAGGAGAAGTGCCAAACTTGCTACTTTCAGGTCCTCCTGGTGTTGGAAAAACTACTGTAGCAAAAGCACTTTGTAATGAGTTGGGAGTTGATTATTATGTCATCAATGGATCTGATGAAGGACGATTTCTGGACACGGTACGGAACCAAGCAAAAAACTTTGCTTCGACCGTCTCACTTTCTTCGTCTGCAAAACACAAAGTTATCATCATTGACGAAGCAGATAACACAGGAAACGATGTACAACTCCTCCTACGGGCAAATATTGAGACGTTTTATAACAACTGTCGATTCATCTTTACCTGTAATTACAAGAACAAAATCATTGAACCACTCCACTCAAGGTGTGCTGTTATTGATTTCTCAATCAATGGAAAAGCAAAAGCAGAACTTGCTGCTGCCTTCTTCAACCGTCTCAGGAATGTTCTTGAGGAAGAGGGTATTGAATATGATCCAAAAGTTATTGCAGAACTGATAAACAAACACTTCCCCGATTGGAGGCGTGTTCTTAATGAGTGCCAAAGGTACTCAACTAGCGGTAAAATCGATTCCGCAATCCTTGCTTCATTCTCTGACGTAAATATCAATGATCTCCTTAAAAGTCTCAAAGAAAAAAACTTTACCGAAGTTCGTAAGTGGGTCGTCAACAATCTTGATAATGACTCTAGTGTACTTCTCCGTCGTATTTACGATGCTCTTTCTGTATCCCTTGAAAACGCTAGCGTTCCTTCTGCTGTGCTTATTATTGCTAAGTATCAGTATCAAATTGCGTTCGTAGCTGACCAGGAGATTAATCTCCTTGCCGCATTGACTGAAATTATGGTAGAATGTAACTTTAAATAAAAATTATGAACGTAAAACTAATTCGTATGTGGTCTGGTGAAGATGTTATTGCCGACCTAATTGATGATAAAACTGATGTTGGTGAAGAAGTAATTGTTATTTCTAATCCTATTGTTGCAATTCCTACTGGACAGGGACAATTGGGATTTGCTCCTTGGTCCCCTCTTCTTAAAGGGAAAGGTGAGGAATTGGAGATTACTAAAAAATATGTTGTTTATATTGCTGATGTTCAGGAACAAATCGTAGATCAGTATAATCAAATGTTTTCCACTATTGCTACTCCACCATCTAAAAAATTAATCCTATGAAAAAGCATCAAATCAAATCTCAATGGTATTATATCTTCTGGGGTGTGATGGCAGTTGCTGTAGTTGGTGGTCAAATTTATGTCGGGTCTGGATATCGTGAGATGGCAGAAGCAACTAAATCATCTGATATTTCTGTAACTTGTGTTCCTCCTTATGTAACACCTTCTTCTTATGCTGCTGGCAAAAATAGAACAGGAGAGTTTGAATGATTAGTCAGAAGCAATTAAAAACCCCATTGCGCTACCCTGGAGGAAAGTCTCGTGCTTGCGTCAAGATGGATACATATTTTCCCGATCTTCGTAACTATGATGAGTTTCGGGAACCATTTCTTGGTGGAGGAAGTGTAGCAATTCATATTACTAAAAAGTATCCCAACCTACATATATGGGTTAATGATTTATATGAACCTCTTGTAAATTTCTGGCAGCAACTCCAGATGTTTGGGGAGGATCTTAAAAATGAATTGGTTGATTGTAAACTTGCTTACAATACCCCAGAATTGGCAAGAGAATTGTTCACAAAGTCAAAAGGACATATCAATGATGAGTCTGAAACGAACTTTAATCGTGCTGTTGCTTTCTATATTGTTAACAAATGTTCTTTTAGTGGTCTCACAGAAAGTTCATCTTTTTCAGAGCAAGCAAGTAACTCCAACTTCTCAATGCGAGGAATTCAAAAACTGCCAGACTATTCCCAGTTAATTTCTAATTGGCGTATAACTAATTATTCGTATGATTATCTGATGGATGGAGATAAGGGAGTTTTTATGTATCTCGATCCTCCTTATGACATTAAGGATAATCTCTATGGGAATAAGGGATCAATGCACAAAGGATTTGATCACGATAAGTTTGCTGCTGATTGCGATTCTAACAATATGGATCAATTGATTAGTTATAATTCCGATCAACTTGTAAAAGATAGATTTAAGAACTGGAAAGCTGCTGAGTTTGATTTAACTTATACAATGCGTTCCGTTGGTGAATATATGCGAGAACAAAAACAACGTAAAGAATTGCTTCTATTTAATTATGAAATGTCTAGTAACATTGTATAAAGCAGGTACTGTCTTTAAAGAGGAAGTAATTGCTAAAGATTATAAGGATGCCAGAGAGGTTGCTCTTGCTCGCAATCCTAATGCTAAAATTGTAAGTGTGACAGCAGTATTTTGATTATGGAACTTAAAGATTGGTTGAATTCTATTAACTTTACCAAAGAAGATTTATCCGAAGAAGTAAAAGATTACCCGCCCTTTATTATCAATAGATGCTTATCTGGTCATATTGATTGTGTTCTTTATGCAAATGAGATGAATATGAATCATCATTTGTCTAAGGATATGCAATATGCTTTTTATCTAAATGCTCTTAGGAAAAAGAAAAGATTTTCTCCTTGGATGAAAAAGGAAAAGGAAAAAAGTCTAGAAATTATCAAAGAATACTATGGATATAGTAATGATAAGGCTAGTCAAGCACTAAAGATTATAAATAAAGAACAACTTGAATTTATCGAGAAAAAACTTGAAAAGGGTGGAAAAAAATGACAAATACAATTGAACCTCAAGTGGAGTGGTCTCCTAGTATGATGGTTGAAGTAGTTCTTAATGAACCTGATGATTTTCTTAAGGTTCGTGAAACTTTAACTCGTATTGGGGTGGCATCAAGAAAGGAGAAAAAACTCTATCAAAGTTGCCATATTCTTCACAAGCAAGGTAGATATTATCTTGTTCACTTTAAGGAATTGTTTGCTCTCGACGGTAAACACGCAAACCTCACAGTCAATGATGTCCAGCGCAGGAATAGAATTGCCAGACTTCTATCTGATTGGGGTTTGATTACTTTAGTTGATGAAGATTCTGCTCTCGATATTGCTCCTCTTAACCAAATCAAGGTTCTTGCTTATAAGGATAAGAATGACTGGATTCTGGAACAGAAGTATAATATTGGTAAGAAAGGAAAGGCAGTAGAAACCGAATAAATAAGATGTGCCATTCGTGCGGCACTCTACAAAAGTCGGAACACCATAAAAAGAGGTTCGGTTTTTCCGATACCTCTTTTTTTCGTTTCTTGTATAATTAGTATTGGATGCCGCAAGGGTCCACAAAACACAAACTCGCTTAAAAAGGAGCTACCATAATGACTAACCTTATGAAATATCAGGCTGCGGATCTTCCTGCCTTATTGGAGAGGATTAATCGCAACACTATTGGAATGGATGAATATTTTGACCGTGTATTTAAACTTCACGAAACAACTTCCAATTATCCCCCATATAATCTTGTTCAAGTGAGCAATGTTGAATCGAAATTGGAAATTGCTCTTGCTGGATTTAAGAAAGGAGAAGTCTATGTCTACACCCAAGATGGAAAACTCTTTATCGAAGGACAAAAAGAAGATAAAGAAACCGATACCAAGTATGTCCACAAAGGATTGGCTCAACGATCTTTCACCAGAGCTTGGACGCTCTCAGATGAAACGGAAGTTAGATCAGTTGAATTTGAGGATGGGTTATTGACAGTTACTCTTGGTAAGATTGTTCCAGAACATCACAAGCGTAAAGATTATCTTTGACCCAAAACAGTTGAGTATAAACCAGTAGCAAATTTTACTTTTTTGTATCACTATGATACAAAATGTCTAAATAGTTCTGCCTGCTAAAGGAGGATGAAAATGCTTTTTATAACTCCCTTTTCACTTAGTAAGAAAAAGAATTTTTTTCC